TCTCAAGAACGGTGCCATTCTTTAACTTCATGTCGTAATGGGTAACGCGACCCTCTTTTTCGCTCCAGTTGTGACCAACGGCTTCAGCCATCTGGAACTTGCCTTCGTGCTGGACGCCACCGTGGTGAACACAATAGTGGTTAGGGGCGAAAGCTCCCTCTTCTTCTTCCATGTAGCGCATGCCTTCGGGGTCGTCATCGCCTGCGGGCTCATCGCCCATGTCAAGATCTAATTCCTCGTCGTCTCCACCCATGTCCATGTCCATTTCCAAGTCTTCACCGCCATCGGTTTCAACTTCAATTGGCTCTTCAAGGTCAAGGGCTGCGGAAAGCTCTTGTGCGACTGCGCGGACAATATCTGCTGCGAGGTCTTCTTTTTGGTCTGGACTTAAATCTAAATCACCTCCTTCATCGGAAGGTTCCATTTCTACGTCCATTTCTAATTCGTCTTCTGGTCCCTCATCACCAGGAAGCTCGGGCTCCTCTTCGTGACGGGCACCATCATGCATTCCCTCTTCCACTTCTTCGTCTTCGTGGCGGGCACCATCATGTGCGCCTTCTTCAAGGTCTTCATCCTCCCTTTCTCCAGAGGGGCAGTGCATCTCGCCAAGGGCGGGAATGCCTGCAAGACCTTGAAAGCGGCGGATCTCATTTTCAGAAAGTAATTTCTTTTTGCTCATAATAAATTCTCCTAAATGCGTTATTTGAGTGCAAAATAATCACTTATAATTAGATTGTCAAAGCACAAAAAGAACAAAATTACAGAAGTTTCTTTAATTTAGCTAATGCTGCCTTCTCAAGTTGCTGGGCTCGGGCTGTTGTAATGCCGAGGCGTTCTGCAATCTGTCGTAGCTTCATCGCTCCGTTTTTGTCAACCGCAACGTTAACACAATTTAAATCTTCCTCAAAGTTAATCCAATCTCGGCAATCTGAGACGGGGCAAGATACTTTAAGCTCACAACATTTCTTAGCGCATTCAATCATAAGTCTGGGTGTTCCTGTGCGATAACATCAAAAATGTCATCAAGATCTCCTTCGTTGATTCCAAACATCGACGAGAGTTCTTTTCCTTTTTCTTTTAGTTTATCTGATTTAGCATGACGCTTTGATGACTTAACCTTGCTGTTTCGCAACTTCCATTCATCAAACCATGCCATAAATTGTGCATCCTCTTCTAAGAATGCTTTAATAATCCCTCGCAGAAAACCTGCTTGGGTCATGCCGTGGTAATGAAGGCGGATCTTCAACTCTACCTTGTGTGACTCAGGTATATAAGTTTGGATCTTCTCGCCTTTTTCATCCCACTGCTTTTTAGGCATTAGTATCTCCACATAATGTGGGTATTGCTCTCGGCAAGACCTGAAGCGGTCTGACGGATAAATCGGGCATTCTCACGGAGTTCCTGAAGGTTGCGAGCACCTGAATAAGAGAGTCCACTGCGGATTCCGTTCTCAAGTCCTGAGAGAACAGGGAATACCTGACCCTTGTAAGGAATGACTGTTGCTACGCCCTCAAGAGAAGATGTCTTGCCTCGCCAGTCCATCTGGGCGTCCTTACTCGCCATTCCTCGGTAAGACTTGTATCTTTCGCCGTCCTTAAAAACAATATCGCCTGGTGCTTCGTTTGTTCCAGCCAGCAGCGAGCCGACCATCACAAAGTCTGCACCTGCGGCAAGAGCCTTGACCATATCGCCAGATGTCTTAATTCCACCATCAGCAATAATCTTAAGATTGGGGAACTTTTCTTTTGCCTTGACACAATCCACAACAGAGGCGAGTGTTGGCATCCCGTGCCCAGTTTGGATACGGGTAGAGCAAATAGAACCACCACCGATGCCAACACGGACACTATCAACACCAATCTGTGCGAGAGCGAGAGCGCCTGTATATGTGGCGATATTGCCAGCCATAATATGGGCTTTGCTGCCAAATCTTTCAACAACATTGTGAGCACCAGCGTGCATCAAAATGTGGTCTCCGTGAGCGACATCTAAACAAAGGACTTTTACACCTGCTTCAACCAAAGCGGCGGCTCGCTCAAGATAGTCGCCTGTGATCCCAATCGCGGCACCAATATTTTTTGCTCCAGCCTCAGATGCTTGAGAAACAATGTTTGCTTGTTTTTCAATTGTGTTGTATCGATGGACGATCCCAAGAGCCCCAAACTCAGCCATCCTTTCAGCCATCAAACGACCACAGACAGTATCCATGGGTGCTGAGATGATTGGTACACGAAGTTCTACGCCCTCTGACATTTCAGAAGCCAGTGTCACTTCTGTACGAGACTTAATATCACTATATTGTGGTACAAGCAAGACATCATCAAAAGTAATGTGTGTTTCAAGGTTCATTGTTTTCTTCCATTTGTTCAAAAAAGTTTGCGATAACTTCTTGGGCTGTATCCCAGCAAGTCGGGCAGTAAAGTCGGACAGGGTTTTCCTCGTCCTCTTTCCTGACAACAACATTCCAAGTCGTCGCCATTTCCTTATCTTTCTTATCAAAGGCTTTTTCGCAAGCTGTACATTCATCCGGTAGCTTACCAAACATAGCAACTTGGGCTGACAATTCGTCATTGCTATCCTTGCGGATTTGTGCTTCTCTTGCACGTCGTTGTTTACGGTTCATGTGCTTCCTTTGCCTTAATGTAGGCTTTTATTAATTCATGTTTTGATATACTAGGCTGTCCAGCAGTATCCCACTTTTCTTCTTTTTTTTCATTATTATTATCTGGGTTCCACACACTGTTCCATAGTTCAATGAATATTCTTTTTGCTATTGGATTGTTGATTTTTATAAATTCAAATCCTTCAATTGGTTGGTCTTGATAGTTATCAAAAATCTCACCGGCTCTCCCACCAGCACGTCGCCATGCAAAATCAGGCTCTCTCAACCATGTTAAATTTTTCTTTGCTTTAGAAAATTGATGATTAGAAAATAATTTTGGATACTTCTTGCGTAAATCTTTTATTTGCTGCAATTCCTCGTCTGGCATAATATAAACTTCTTTGCTACGATGACCATGATAAATTCCAGCAATATTAACAACTATAGTCACTTGAGAAAACTCATAACTATTGGTTCCTAAAAATTCAAAATCGGGATGAGTTTGATAGATAGTTTCATTTTCTCGCTCTATGTCTTTCTTTTCCCAAATTTGAAAAACACTGGGCACACTATATGGTTCACCTGTGGGTAGATAAAAAGCACCATCAGGATCAAGAATTATCTCTGTTTTAAGATGAAATCTAATATCTAATTTGTTAATTATTGACGCTTTTCTAAATGTCCTGGGCAAAATAAAAGCAATACAATCAGAAAATTGTGCTGCATGATTAAAAAACTTAACAGCTAAACTTGAATTTTTACCAAAAGGCGGATTTCCAATTGTTAAAATATTTCCGACTGAATCAGGCTTATAGTCAAAGAAATTCTGCTCAATAATATCAGGATGTGCTGGTGCTAAATCAATACCATATCTTGTAGATTTTGGCAATAATTTATAAAAGTCTCCTGCTCCAGCAGATGGCTCTAGCACCATATCATACGGCGTACAATCAATCATACCAACAACAAATTCAGCGATTGATGACTTAGTATAAAATTGATCTAACTTAGAGTGTTTGCTCACCAAATAGCTCCTCTCGCTTTGATTTTGGAATACATCCATTGCGATATTTATCAGCTAGTTGGCTACCCTTCTTAAAAATAACTTTGATTTCTGGAAAGTCAATAATATCACAAATAATATAATTCATCTTTTGTGTTTTAAACAAAAACTGCTCTTGATCAAACTTTCGACCAACACCAATCATATTTGAAGGCAGAAATTTGCAGCCACCAGCTTTAGTAAAATTCTTGGCATCATACTTAATATTTTCGTCTATTCTATCGACATGATCGTGATCTTTACAGCCCTTTACATGTCTGATTTCTGGAAACCAATTAACAAGCTGTGGTTCTAAAAGATGTGAGGCAACTCGTCCATCCTTGTAAATCTCTTTCAACTGCTCTTTGTTAAGGCTACCAAAACTAAAAGTCCCACTGAGGTCAAACTTGTAGATAGTGTCAAACTTAATCTTATTCATCTGTGCTCCCCAAGGCTCCATCGCCCCTGTCGCTAATTGTAATAGGATACCAGCCATAAAGGTCTGGGTTTTTGGTTTCAAGAGCACGGAACGAAACAACCGGTGTCATTACGACCTGTGCAATCTTAGTGTGTGGCTCAACAACCTGTGGTTTAGTTCCGATGTTATGCAGGTTAACAAACACCTCTCCATCATAACCTGAATCTACAACACAAGCACCAACAATAAGAGATCGCTTGGATGCAACGCTGGAGCGATTCTTAACCTCTAACATATACCCGTGAGGCACTCCAAACTTAAGCCCTGTTGGAAGAATGACGCTCTGACCAGGATTGATGGTCACCGGCTCTCGTGCTTTTGGCGAAAAGTAAACATCCAGCCCCGCATCGCTTGGATTTCCCCGTGTTGGAGGGTGCGAATTAAAGTGGGTTCTGTGATATTCAATAATCACTTATCACCTCGCAAGAAGTTAAACATCTCAACAAGCTCGTCGATATCTTGGTCTGCCTTGAGCATGCGATAAGCCTTGACTGCGACAGAGATCTCATCACCTGTAAGCCAGCCCTGTTCTTTGAACTCTGCCTTGAGTTCACGCTTTTGCTCTGCGTATGGCTCAATAGCATCCTCAATAGCCCTGAGCGAGCGAATGTATTCAAGCACCTTTTGACGCTTTGCCTCTTCTTCTTGGTTAAGTCGTGCTTCCACAACAACATCATTACTAACAATTGATAGGTCCATTTTTTTCTCCTTAATGTTTATACATTATAACTGAGGTATATTTAATTGTCAAGACAATAATCTAAAATTATGTCGCAAAGATCTCGTGCTGAAACCCCACGTTGGGTGCCAGTCAAGCTTCGCCATGTAAGGGCGATTCATATACAAGATATCAAGCTTTGAGTTGACACCCCAGCACTTAATGTTTACAGTTGTGCCGGTGTCGTCAATAACCTCAACAACCCAATATTCTTTATTGTTCTTTGTCTTCCTTGGAACAATCTTACGAGGAATAAACCAAGTAACACGCAAGTCAGGATCAAATTCGCCAATAGGAGGAATCATGTTTTGATACAACTTGTCCATGATGTCGCTGTTCATCACCTCGGACATCGGAAAGACGCCCGTAAGCTCAACAGTGTATTGAATAATATCCTCTTCTTCGAAGTCACCTTCTGGGCGATATAACTCGATATTCTCTTCAAACTTTTTCATCTTGCGTGGTCGGTCAACAGCAACTGCGGACCAGAAGTGTTTCAAACCACTAAATCGGTCGTCCACAAGTCCGTTCATAGCCCCTGAGCGCACAAGGACATCCAAAGCCTTCTTGTTAAGTTTGGAATAAACCATGTTCTCGTTGAAGATAAAATCCTCAACCTTTTCAAAGGGACGATTATTAACAATCTGTGCAATTGCAGCATCACCGAGACCCTTGATAGAAGTCAGTGGCTGGATGAGAGTTTCGCCATCTTCTGAGATTTCCCAAACGCGACCGGAGGTATTGACATCCAATTTGCGAATACCAAAGCCAAAGCCCTTTGCGATATTGATAGCTTTCTCTTTTCGGCTCTCTGGCTCCTTGTCCAAGAAGGCAGCCATCCATTCTGCGGGATGGTGGTGAGCCAACCAAGCGCACTGGTATGATAACATAGAATAGGAAACAGCATGCGACTTGTTGAAGCCGTATCCAGAGAAGTATTCAAACTTATCCCAAATACCCTCGGCTACATCCCGACAAATACCCTTCTCCACACAACCTGTAACGAACTTGGAGTGAATCTTCATCTTTGCTTCATGACCCTTGCCTGTCCCCTTCTTGGTGAGAAGCTTGCGGAGCTTGTTACCCTCGTCAAGGGACAAGTCCTTGCCCAGCTTGTGGGCGAGAATCGCAATCTGCTCTTGGAAGATAAGGAAGCCGTAGGTCTCCTCAGTCACCTCTTGGATGAGCGGGTGGTCATACTTAATATACTGCGGGTGCTCTTTTGCCTCTACATACTGGTCATCAACCTTTGCCGACAGCGGACCTGGGCGGAAGATAGACGTGATAGCTGAGATATCCACAATACTCGTGGGTTTTGCTCGCTGGCAAAAGCCCTGGGCACCTTTCTCTGTAAACTGGAAAATACCAGCCCACTTGCCTTCGTGAAAGATGTTTTCATAGACTTCTTGATTATTCAGATTAATAATATCTGGATGTAGGTGCCTATCGTAGTAATCTTTCACATCGCTAAAGCTTGGCTCTTGGATATTGTGCTCTCGCTTCAAAATATGACGGATAGCACCATCAATCATGGCAAGCGTGGAAAGCCCAAGAATATCAAACTTAATAAAGCCCATGGGCTCCAAGTGACGGACGTTTTGCCCCTCAGCCCAAGGCGTCTGACGGACGCCCTTGGAGTTAATTAGAGGCATCCAGTTATCAAGGTTTTCGCCGACCACAACACCGCCTGCGTGACGGGAGCAGGAGCGCACCTGTCCATAGAGCATATCGATATGGTTGGCAATATTCGTGTACTTGTTAAGGAACGCTTGGAGGGTTGGAGAATATTCTTTTGTCTCCTCGAATGTAGGCGTATACACACCTGCTTTAATGCCGTGTGCCTTCTTGGCGGCTGGAGTTGCCTCCAAAAGCATCTTACCTGTAACCTCGTTCACTTCCTTAAACGGAATGCCGTAAAACTTGGAAATGTCCTTGATAAGCGAGCGCAACTGAAGAGTATTCCAGTTGGAGATAGGAACAACAGTGGTATCGCCCCACTCCTCAATCAACTGCTCCTTTAGCTCCATCGGTGCGGCTACATCATAGTCAATATCTGGATAGTCAGTAGCGTCAGAGCGCAGGAAACGCGAGAACAGCAGACCATACTTAATCGGGTCAATCTGGGTGATACCGAGAGCATAAGCCACAAGGGAACCTGCGGCAGAACCACGACCCGGACCTGTGAGCATACAATCGTTTGCTCGGTCAGCAATTGCCTTCATAGTCAAGAAATATTTTGAGAAACCTCGGTCATCAATAACAGTAA